AAGGAATATTCAAGGGATTTTGCCTTTGTAAATCCAAATCGTTTCTGTATATAATCATCGGCACCAAGCATATTGGTAATACCTGTTTTTTGTAGGTTAAATAAGAATCGAAATACATGGGCCCTTTCATCTTCTAAAGAGGTGAAAGTTTGTTTTGGAACTTCTTGCATTTGCATTACTTCTGTTCTAAGGCGGTTAAGCTCTTCAAGGATATTAATGAGTTCTTCCTGCATTGTATCTACAGACTGAATAAGCATATCATCTGTCATTTCCATTCTGTATTGGGTATACCTATAGTACCATACATGTCACCTGTCAATTTTACTCGATATATCATGTGTAAAAATTGATTACGTATTTGTTTATTTATTAGGTATATTACCTCTAAATGCAGATATTTGTAAAGACATTAACAGGAAAGACTATTACTCTTGACGTGGAGTCCTCTGACACTATAGAGGGCGTGAAGGCCAAGATCCAGGACAAGGAGGGCATCCCCCCTGACCAGCAACGCCTGATCTTTGCTGGGAAGCAGCTGGAGGACGGGCGTACTCTCTCTGACTATAATATTCAGAAGGAATCTACTCTCCATTTGGTTCTCCGCCTTCGTGGGGGTGTTAAAAAAGTAACTCCAAAAATTGAATATATCCAGAGGCCCCAAACGAATTATACCCAGATGCCTTATACTCGTGGTCAGAAGTCTGCTTCCCTTAGCGCCGCAACCCAAGCCCTTCTTTCCCTTCGAGCCCCCTATTCCGTTACTCGGTATAATCTTACTGGCACAACGGCATCACCAGTGGCTGCTAGCTCTTCACATGCAACTACGCCTTCCCATAATAAATTCTGGTCTCAGTGGACCAACTGGTATCACGCCTTTCTTTCAGAGGTAACTGATGAGTATCCTTCTCTCCCTGTTGCTGAGCGTCGCTCTCATGCTACAACTCGATGGGTTTCCTTTACTGCCAAACAGCTTCGTTGCTCTGAACCCCAGGTGCGCGCTTGGCTCCGCACGGCTGACCAGAAGGCTCTAGTTGCTGCTTATGCATAAATCACTGTATAAAGATAAAAAATAAAATACTCGGTAAATTATAATTTCCTAAGAGACCACATAGCAACATCTAATTTTTATTTGGAATGTTCTCAAGTATCAAAGAATTATATTCTCCTTTTGGTCAATATTCATTGTACTATAGATACCTATTTAGTTTAATTACAATTAAACTAAATATATTACTAACTTGAGTAAAATTGAATCATACTTACTCGTTGAATAAGTAACAATATGAATACCCCAATGTCTCGTTCTATGATGAAAGGATTGAAGGCTAAGAAGGACGAGGAGGATCGATGTGATCGTATTAAGGAGATTGTTGATACCATATACACTCATGCAATTAACATTGCTTCTATTACTACCGATACCTCATTTAATTTCCTTATTCCTTGTCGCCTTAATTCATCACAAACAGAATATAAAACAGACACATTTTACCTTGAAAACATGTCTGATATATTAAAGGAACTTAGAAAACTCTTTACAGACTGCGATGTTTCTCATGCTATTATGGCACATGGGAAAAGTGGTAAACTCTATGATGTAAAAAAACTTAATCGTTCTACAATGACACATGTAGATCATGTTCTCGATTGTTCCTATATTGTTATTGATTGGTCATAGATGAAAAATAAGAACCATATAAGGAAATTCCCATTCTTATCTGGGCCTCATGGCTCTCTAGTTTTTTACGTTCTTCACGCAATATTTCAATCTCTGCACGAATTTGCTTATCCTCTTGAGGGGATATATTTGGTAATAATAAGGCCTCTAGTTTTCTTATAGATTGATGTATTGTATCCATCTATTATATAATTATAAAAAGAAGTTTAAGTTGTTAAATAAAATTGATATGTACTAGTATACTATACTTAGTATCACCATGGAGCAAATAGCAATCAACTTTAAGGAGGAAATAAAGCCAGTAGTGGTTCCTCTAGAAAATCCAGAGGCCGTAAAAAAGAGGAAGGTTATTAAAATAAAGAAATCCCAAGTGACACCACTCGTAGTAGCAGATGTGCCTCTAGTAATACCTCAACCCGTGGAAATTCCAGTTCCTCTAGAAGACCCAGAGCCCGTAAAAAAGAGGATGGTTATTAAAATAAAAAAGAATATTGCAGTGCCTCCTCTACCTGCACCTGGTGTCTATCTAACGAAAGCAATGGAAGCCTTCGAAACTATTCGTGAGTATTATACAATGATAGGTAAGCAGATTCCTGAATGTGACATTAAGTGGTATCAAGAGGAACTTATAAGGGAGAAGAAAGAATATGATGAATTTTGGGAGCGTTGTGCTGAAACCAAGGTAAATATAGAATGTGTTCTACGTGGTGATGATGACTGGGACACTGCACTTGCTGTGAATGAGGCGCGGAATAAGGTAAAGGCCCTTCCTATTCAAGAATCTGATATTGGTCCTATGCCTAATTATGGTACTAGGGAATTTTGGGCCTGGTGTCACAAGAGAAAGAAACTCAAAGAACAAAAAGATGCAGCTATACTTGCTGCCGGTGGTAAAATAAAGGTAAAAAAAGTGAAGGCTGTTAGATTATAATTACTATATTTTATATTTAGAATGTATCCTTAGGTGAAAGTTCCTTTATAAACGATATATCACCATATGAACACCTATGACCCTTTAGATTAAGGGGTGGTAGAATAGGTATACTTGAGTGAAGAATGTCTGTATATTTTTTATTCATTATTTCAATTATATCTTTTACTTCCTCTTCACTAAATATGAATTCACCATGTCCTTCAACCCCTGTGTATGATGATTTCCAGTAAACACCATGCATTAGGATGAATTTAAAATATAATTGTACTTTTCAATTTTTATTGAATTTTCTAAAAGATTTTTTTGCTTTTGCTCCTGCCTCAAATATCTCTCCTGCTTGTTGTGCAGTTAAGTTCTCTATATCTGTTCCTTTAGGAATAGATACACAAACAGGTTTCTTACCCTTGGGTGTATCGGTTTTTATTAAATAGGGACCATACTGACCAGTTCTAATCTGGAAAGGCCCTAGAGTTCTAGCAGGAGTTTCTTGACCCTTTGCTTCTAACTTCGCTATAATTTCATCAATGCTTGTCTCTTCAGTACAATTCACTCGGATACCATTACATTCGGCATAGTGACCATAAGGCCCCTTCTTCTTTACTATTGGATTACCATTGAATTCACCGAGTTCAGATCCAGCTCGTTGTTTTCCGATATTTTCAACGAATGTCTTCGCCTCCTCTTCTGTAAGGGTCTGTAGTTGTTTTCCTAGAGGCCATCCATAGAATACCGTCTTATCTTTATCTCCTTTGGGGTCTTCTCTCAGAAGCAATGGACCCTTCCCAGTCATTACACCTACCAGATAATCACTGAATTCCTTTCTTCTAGGATTTGAACCAGATTGTCCAGTAGCAGCCTTAGAACCCTTCAGGCCCTCATATCGATCCTTATAAGACTTCCATGTATCCTCTAGAACCTTTTTCCATGGCTCGCCACCTTCAGCAATCTTGTCTAGCCTGCCCTCCATGGATGCTGTGAAATCGAAGGCAAAGAGGTCAGGGAAGTTCTTTACTGTAAAGTCTAGAATACTAGTTCCTAGGGGTGTTGGCATAATACGAGCTTTCTCACCACCCTTCTTGAGTTGGAATACCTCTTCAGTAGGAGGCCACTGGTTCAGAGAAGTCAGCGTATAAGTCTTGGAATTCTGTACTGAAGCAGGTATATCCTTTATTTCCACATACGCCTTGTCTACAATGGTTGCAATGAGAGATGCAAACGTAGACGGGCGACCAATACCCTTCTTTTCTAAGTCACGAACTAAGGTGGCCTCCGTATAACGACCTTGTGGTTTAGATTCCTTTGGTTTTGCATTCAAGGTCTTCCAAGAAACTCCTTGGCCCTCCTTGATACCCTCGGCGAGTTTCCAGAAGGCATCGGCTGACTCGGCTACATCTTCTTCATCCTTGTCCTCTGCAGCCTTTATTTGAGCGTCTTTCTCATCGGCAATCTTCCACCCCTGGAATAAGGTTCTCTTCCACTTGGCTTCCCATGGGAATTCATTGTCATCTCCATCCAGGTCAAACGTTACAGTGCGCCCCTCTCCTTTCGCTTGAGCCATAATAGACTGGATTGCTCTTAACCAAATAAGGTGATAGATTTTTCTATCCTGAGGACCCCAGTCTTCTGATATAGGTAGCTGTGAATTCTCAAAGTGAGTAGGGCGAATGGCCTCATGAGCTTCTTGTGCTGCTGGTGCAGCAGGTTGTCCTGTAGTCTTCTTTGCCTGAAGCTTTACTTGAGGCTTCAACTCACCTAGATACTGTTTCCCCCATCTAGCCTCTACCGTTTTCTTAGCTTGCAAGACAGCCTCTTCACTCATTGTAGTCTGATCAGTTCTCATGTATGTGATGTGACCAGCCTCATAGAGTTTCTGAGCAATTTGCATAGTTCTCTTGGGATTACAGGAATAGAGGTTACTAGTTTGTTGTTGTAGAGTGCTAGTCATTAATGCCTGAGGAGGTGACTCAGTCCACGGCTTAGTTATTGCAGAACGAACCTTACCAGAAGCATCTGAGGTATGATTTTCCATATAATTCAAGGCTGATTCTGAATCACCTAGTTCCTCTAGCATCGTAGCGGGCCACATGGAGTTCTTTCCAGTGATCTGACCCTTGACTACAAAGGACCCTGATAGTGACCAGGATGATTCTGACTTGAATGCCTCAATCCCTTGCTCTCTCTCACAAACAAGGCGCAGGGCAGGTGTCTGACATCGCCCCGCTGATAAGGCAGTTTCACCACCAATATGTTTCCATAAGAGAGGTGAAATCGTAAACCCAACCATCATATCTAACATGGCTCTAGCTTGCTGTGAGTTCACTTTATTCATATCAATAGTGCGAGGGCGCATAATTGCATTGCAGACTGCATCTTTTGTAATTTCTCTGAAGGCAGCTCTAGGATTTGTCAAAGGATTGAGTTTTAACAAAACGGCTACGCTATATGCAATAGCTTCTCCTTCGCGGTCATCGTCTGCACAGAGGATAACGGAATCTGCCTCCTTTGCACAAGCTCTTAGTTGTGCTATAGCTTTAGCCTTCTCTTTTGAGAATTCATAGGTTGGTTCAAAGTTCTTTTGGATTCCAACTGAATCTAAATCTGGAACAAGACCGCGGATATGCCCCATCGATGCAATTACTTTGTATCCTGGTCCTAAAAATCCTTGAATCTTAGAACATTTCGCCGGCGATTCTACGATAATAAGATGCATGTACTATTCAAGAGAAACAAGATATTTTCATTTTTTATAGTATCCGGTACATACCCTATCGTACCTATAAAGTTGAACACTCTCGTAGAAAAAAGAAAGGTATGGCCCAGGATACAGGAAAATTCAGGACAAATACAAAGGACCAGTATTATACCAAGATATCTGTAGCAAAGGAATGTGTGAATAGTCTTCTTTCAAAAATACCTACTGCATCACAGTATCAGTGGATTGAGCCATCTGCAGGGAATGGGTCTTTTCTGAAAGCCTTGCCAAATGGAATTCAGGTCATTGGTATTGACTTGGATCCTAAGATAGATACAATTTTAAAAGGAGACTTCTTAACTTGGGAACCTTCTTCTCAGGCAAAACGGGTCTTCTTTGGCAACCCACCCTTTGGTAAACAGGGATCTTTAGCAAAGTCTTTTATCCAACATGCCTCCAAATACGCTGATATTATCGCCTTTATATTACCCAAATCATTTGTGAAACCATCCATGAGTAGAGCATTTCCGTCTAAGTTTCATTGTATCTTAGAAAAGGAAGTGCCAAAGAATTCCTTTGAGGTGAATGCAATAGAATACGATGTGCCATGTGTCTTTCAAATTTGGGAAAAGAAAGATACTGACCGACCTAAGACTACATCTGTAAAAGAAAAAGGGTTTCAATATGTTAAGACATGTGATGTGTGGCATATAGCCTTTCGTAGAGTTGGAGGAAAGGCAGGGACTTGTTATCTGAAGGGCACAGGGGATTACAGTGTGCAATCTCACTATTTCTTAAAATTAGATACTCAGCACTTTCCTAATCTACAAAAAATAGTAGAGAAGGTAAACCAACATACCTTTCCATCGAATACCGTGGGACCTCGCAGTCTTTCAAAAGGTGAAGTGAATGAGGTCTTAAATTTACTTATTGAAAATTCTTCTAGATGATTTAATTACACTTATGATTGTCTGCCCACGAAAGATATTTCCTTGGCTTTTAGAAATAATACGACCAGGGTTATCTGAAAGGAATTTCTGAAACCCATTGAAAGAACACTGTAATCTACTCTGCTGACTATTACACTTGATATTCAGCAGAATAGCAGGACATTTTAATGTATTTCTTAGCGTATACATTGCTGAATGCTCCTCTACACTAGGTGAACATTTCTGGGGAACCTTTTTTATTAGCTTATCTAATTCTTCAATCTGCTCACGATTTAATGTTCCAAATAAGAGTTCCTTCGATGCAGTAAGATCAACTTGAACAATTGATGTAAGATGCTTCTCTTCCCCCACCTGTTTATAATGCACCACAGTCGCATGAAGTTTTTCTCCACTGTTTACTGAATCAAAGAGGCGAAGGGCATCTCCCATACAAACTGTATTTGGTGCACAAGAGGTCTTACAAGATACATTTACAGAATCCAGTTTATTTAATGCAAGAGGAAGATCGTGAACTGCCGTGTATCCAATTGCCTCCAATTCTTCCTCAGTAGCTCCATACACCTTGGTTGCTAGTTCTCTCTCCCAGATAAATCCGTGCTTTTGTACTTCTGGCATTGTTACGTATGAATGAGGGGTAAATAATTCAATTTTTTTTATAGTGATTTACTAGAATGGCAGATACAGGAGAATTAGATAAAAGTGGCCAGGGATTATATACTTTGCCAATGGAAGAACCTTCTTGGCTTAATTTAAAGATATTAAATTTGTCAAATAATAATATTACAGAAATAGATACAGGTAATTTACCTCCGACACTAGAGTATCTTGATATGTCTGATAATCCATTAAGAATTATAAAAGGGCTTTTTCCAGAAAGCCTTCTATATCTTATATTAACAAATACAAATATAGGAAAACTACCTGTCCTACCAGATTCACTAAGTGAATTAAATATAATTAATACACCTATATCTAAAAAGTATAATATAGTATCGAAATCAGAGATAACAGATAAAGAAATTATAGAAAAAATCTCTGGTAAACCTTATGAGAAATATGAAACAATGCTTTATAATGATCCTGGTAAAGTAACTAGTAAATTGCCATCAAGTATAAATTCATCAGATCTAAGTAATAATGATGAAATCAACATGAGTAATTTAGGAGGTGGTGCAACACACATGGGGGGAGGTCCAGTGTTTACTACGCCGCTTGTTATGGTGCTGGGTCATAGAGAAACAGATGATGATATAATATACCAGGTTTTAACCTTGAACGAAGGTGAAAAAGAAGTTATGAGGCAGTATTTAGAACCGTATGAACCTATATATGCTTCAGAAGCTCCAACAATTCCTTCACCTTCTCAAGGGCCTCCTCATGTTTATTTTAGTTCTTCTCACGGTGAAGATATTTTCTTTGAGAAACCTGTACCCCCAGGTTGTATCTATATTACCCTTCATGAATGTGGCGATTTAACTACGTTACATAATTATTCTAAAATTATGCTTGCATTTGATGATATTCCTAGGGGAATAAAGGATAAACTCAGAGATCCCATTAAATATAAGAATGAATTAACAAAGGAATTTGGTTATATGTTTCATATTCATTATCCTGAGGCACCACATCCTTCAGACAGAACCTATCTTGAATCTATAAGATTACCATTTTTAGAATGGGGAAATGTGTTTGCTAAATCTGGAGTATATAGCATTGATGTAGATAATCATTTTACAGATAATACTAAGAAAGGTGAAGAACGACAATTACATTCTTACAATGGAAATTTTACAGATAATAATATTATGACTATGTATCATACATCTATCTTTCCAACATATAATCAGGTTAAACGACACATAGGAGATCGCTATACTTTTAATACATTATATGAAAAAATGAGAGAATTTAAATATACACAGTCATGGCTTTTCAAACATTTTCCTGGTATCCATTATAATTTTTCTTGTAGAGCATTGCTTCACCATAATTCTGAAAATAATCGTATGTATCAAAGGAGACATAAATCATTAGATGCTGCAGAAGCTTATATTAATCAGTTGCCTAATAATGCTATTCATAGTAATACTGTAATGGATATGTTTCATAGATATCAAGATCAGGGTATTATTTATATGGTAAAAAAATTAATTGACCGTGGAATAGATTTAAATGAACCATCTAAATATACAGGCCTCAGACCATTACAGCAGGCAGTATATTCTTTACAACGTGGTATTGTAAAAGAATTACTTAAGGTTAAGGGTATAGATAAATCTGATACAGATAGATTATTAAAAAATGGACTAAAATATGCTATTTCTAGATCTGGTTCTGAAGAAGAAAAGCAGGAAAATAGAGAGGCTGCTGCAGAAATTCACAGGCTTCTTCATCCTGTAAGAAGCAACAAGAGCTACGCTAAGAGAAAGGCTACTCGTAGAAAGGCTACTCGTAGAAAGACAAGAAGCGGTCGTCGCTTTAAGAAGTAGTTAAGATTGTAATATCTTGTAGAATATACGAGTCTTCTATAAAGACCCATATATTTTATAAAAAATTGAATCACATAGATAATCTAACTACTGTAACAGAATTGCTCAAACATGCCAAAAAAACCACGAAAGATACGCATTGGCTCTAGCTCCTGGTCAGAGCAAAAGGCTCGTGACAAGGCATCTTATTATGAGCAAAAGGCAGCAGAAAATCCTAAGTCTAAGCCAAAACGACAGTATACAGATTGGTGGAAAAGCCAAGGGCAAAAGCCAAGAACAGACTATGAAGAGCCAAGGCAGGCATTTACATTTCAATCTGCAGCTACAATAGCCAATCTTCGCACTCTTGGATTAACAGCAAAACAGAATACACTGGCTGAGATTAAGCACGCCTACAGAATTCTAGCCCTAAAATATCACCCAGACAAGAACAAGGACGCTTCAGCACTTGGGATCATGAAAAATATTAATGTTGCATTTGCACAGTTGATTGGCAAGGATCGTGATTAAAATACAAAGACTAAATACCTTGACAGGAGGTTTTTTATTAGAACTTGTGGCGTAATAACTTTTAAACAGATATATTAAGCCAATTAGATGGACAGACCAAACACCTCGGCAGAAGGTTCTTTATTAGAACTTGTGGCGAGAGGTAAAAAAGATGTTTACTTTATGAATTCAAACAAAGATGCACATGTTCCCTTCAGTTATAATATTCAGACATGGCCTGCAACTATAGATGAAGTTAGACAAACCCAGCCACTCAATATGATTGACTTTGGTCGCTCTGTCGAATGGGAGATGGAAGTCTTTGGAGATATAATGATTAATGCATCACTTGTCATAGAATTACCAACATGGTTCCCCTCAGCCATTGTATCTAAAAATAATTCAAATAGAATCTCAGACGCTCAAGGTCAGACATATGGATACACACAGGGCATAGGGGCTTTTTTATTTGAACAAATACAATTCTATCAAGATCAACTCTTACTACAGGAATTTAGTGGAGATTTCTTATACAGTTGGTTTCATTTACAAAGTTCTCTGGCTCAAGAAGCTCTTATTCTAAAAGAAATGGGATGTCATGATGGAAGTCCATTAGAAATTCAGAGAAATGCTACTCCTAAGAAACTTACATTACGTCTACCACTCATAGGATGTGCTCATCCTGACGAGGGAGGATTTCCTTTTGTGTGTCTTCCCGGTCAGAAATTCAGAATTCGTTGTAAACTCAGACGTTTAGAAGATTTAGTAGAAAGTTCATCGGGTGCAATCAAGCCAACTCCATGGACACTTTCTGACTTGAAAGTTACAGATAAGAATGGAGTTCAGACGCCTTTTTTGCCAATTCAACGTGAACTTATTGGAAGGCCCTTGATTACATTGGAGACAACGCAGCGTTATGTCAGACAGGATTTACAGAATTTACTGAAACAACATATATTTGAGATACCTTTCTTAAGACCCTTTGAAAATAAGTTGAGCCTAGATCCTTCTGACTATATTTCAGTAGGGAATGGAGGTACATCCTATGTGACTAAGCGTATTGACGGTAGACATCCAGCCGAATCTATTTTAATTATGTTCCAATCTGAATATAATATTGAGCGTAATCAATTATGGAATTTGAAAAATCCAATGGGGACAGGTGAATATTATAATTTATTAGAACTCTTAATAGCCGCTAAGGAACGTGAGAAACAGCGTGATACAAAACATTGGGAGCATATATCACCTTATGTAAAATCAGAAAAAAACCCTGGTATTCCTATTTCTTTGATATCTTTTACAATAGGCCCTCAATATGGAAATAAGGCACCTGAACAACGTAGACCTTCTGGAGCAGTAAATTTTACAAGTGCAGATAAACCTACTCTATGGATGGATATCATGGACACCTTTCCCACCAGTTTAGGTCAAAAAAGAGTATGTATGCGTGTTATTTCTGTTGGTTGGGGTATTTATTCTATTGAAGCAGAGAGGGGTGTTTTATTGTTTGGCAATTAATATTCTTTAAAACGTTAGTCCACAATATCCATATAGCCATGAAGATAGTGACTCTGTGAGTAGTTAGGAATATCTGATGAGTTTGTATTTACATACTCTAGAGGCATATTACTATCATCTGAATATACGTACTCTAGAGGGATAGAAGAAGGCATATCACTATCATCTGAATTTACATACCCTAGAGGAACAAGAGGAGGCATATCATTATCATCTGAATCATACTCTATAGGGACAAGAGGAGGCATATCATTATCATCTGAACTTATCCCTTCATCTGTAAGGGTACTACAAGAGGGTGTGCGACATGTGGTTAGAGCAGTTCTCTTACGATTTCTGAGTTTGGTCTCCTCAACTACTTTTTGAATTTGTTCGTTTAATTTCTCCTCCTGCTCTAAACTCATGGGATTTGCAACGGTAGCACCTTGTTCTTTTTGTTTTATAGAAAGCTCTTCTACAGAACTTTCAGAGCTTGTAGATATATCCAGTTCGTCAAACTGATTCACGTGAAGGTCTTCTCTTTGAAGTCTGTAGAACGACATACCCGCCTGGAACGTAATAATATTCATAGATGCCATTGACATTAAACAGAGGCCATGAAATCCCATCATGTAACACATAAGATACAGGCCAAATGAAAGTCCCAGTATTGTCAGATCATCTTTTAAGTTTTGAGATAGTGTATTATTTTTACGCATACAGCAAGATGGTAGGTATACTGAATTAACAATATCTGAAAATCTAGTCATTGTGATACTAAATATTAATTGCATACTCGCTGTCAATTTTATATGGTAAAATTGAGTGACCTTACTGCTCATTAAAATGTAGAATGTCAAAGTATTATCGTCTTGAACTCGTTGTGACTGAACAGGGTGTACCCTTTTATCCAGAGATTGGTACTGTTGAAAATCTTTCTAAAGACAATGCTGGGTATGATCTCAAAGTAGTTGTGGATCAACACCCTGTGATCACAGCAACTTTAGTGCCTCTGGGTGTGAAGGCTCGTATGGTTGAAATTACGCCTCTAGATACGGGTATAGAGCTAGTTGAGGAGTGTCATTTTACTCTTGAGCCTCGTTCCTCTATCTACAAGACAGGTTTTATGATGGCAAATAGTCGTGGTATTATTGATAGCTCTTACCGAGGCCAATTGATGGCACCGGTTCTCTCTGTGGGAACTAAGCTTTCTACGATAGAGAAAGGAACACGTCTGTTCCAGGTTCTTGCTCCAGGTCTTGGCTACATCAAACAGGTCTCCTATGTCTCATCGCTTTCTGAGACACTGCGGGGTGAGGGTGGATTTGGAAGTACAGGGACAAAGTAGATGGACATTAATGAAAGAAACGGATATGGAACAAAACAACCCAGAGGACCTGCAACAACATTATTAGATCTAGTATCAAGAGATATTCAAGATAATACTATTTTTCCATTAGATGCAACTGTAACAAGATTTACCAGAGATGAAACACTACGGACAATCCCAATGTCATCTGTAATGCGTGAGTTTACTTTCAGAGGTCCCGCCACATTTGGACAGACCTTTACATTTGAAATGGCTCATATGAACTGTGGAGATTTGATTAGTGGCCTCTTTATACAATTGCAACTCGGTGATTGGTTTACTTGGGCAATAAGAGAGGATCTCAGAGTAAATAATATAACTCCAATGAAACCCCAAGAACTATGGACATACTGTAATTCCCTTGGGACAGCTGTCTTAGAAGAGGCAACTTTAGAAGTAGATGACCAAGTGTTAGAACGAGTAACCGGCGATTCGATACATGTTACTGGTATGCTATTTCCAGACTTGAATACTCAATATGGTATAGCAGATTCTATAGGTCTGAAATCTATGGGTGACGTAAAGGCAGCAGATGGAAAGAGAGCTTTTTTTACTGAAGACGGATGGGTGACAGTTCCTCTTATGTTCTCTATGTTAAGGGAGAAGATTACTGCAACGTTTCCTCTAATTGCGTGTCGTGAAGGGACAATGAGAATTAGAGTAACCTTAAAGAGGTTTGACCAGATTGTTCGTATCCTATCTGGAAGTCGTGCTGACTGCCTGGATTCACCCTTGGCAAAGGAATTCAAGGTGATAGATAATCGGCTTACAATGAACAAAGTGAAGACAATTAAGTCTCATGTAGATGAACCAATGCTCAAAAATATCCAACTCTTAACCCAAGGTGTCTTTGTAGACGGTCCATATCGTGAGATGCTGTTAAGGCAACAATTTGAACGCCCCTTTAGAGAGATTCAGCAGTTTGACTTTACAGAACCCTTGAAATACGTGGTAAATAAGACAGGCAGTGATCTAATAACAGTTCAACTACCTCTAGAAGCAAATCAGCCTATAGAAGAAATCGTTTGGATTTTAAGACGTAAGGCTGCTGTGACCTTGAATAATGACTGGACGAATTACAGTGCCACCCTAGAAAAGGACTATCATCCTACCTTTGCTCCACTAGAACCCCTTTTAGTTTCAGCGAAAATACAGGCAAATGGTCAAGACCTTATATCCCAGGATGAGGCCTGGTTTCGTTCTCATATCTCAAGAGCCCATAGAGGCGGCAAGACAGCCTATGACGCTTTTATCTATGGCTATTCTTTTGCAAGGCATCCTGGTGATCATGACCCTACAGGCACCATAAATGCCAGTCGTCTGAATACACTTCGTCTAATCTTGAATGTAAAACCACCAGGTGGTTCATCAGATACCGAATGGGAAGTCCGTGTATTTGTCTATGCTTTCCAGTGGGTTCGTTTTGGGAATGGCATCTGTAATAAGGTATTCATTGATTAAAATTGATACATTGATATTACTTAAAATGAGTAATATGCCAGGTATTGAAGAGTTTACACCAGAATTCTTTATCCAGTCGTCTGAAGCTTGGATGAAAAATAAACTTAGAAGGGGTCATAGTATGGCTTATATATGTAGAGCGTTTACACAGGAGGGTACATCTTGTAAACGAACTGCTCTAATAAAAGATGCAACGTCTGAACACTTATGCAAGCAGCACGGTAAATATCATATAAACAAAATGACAAAAGAGGAGTAGATGGTAGCCAGTCTACTGAAAATCATATCAACAGGAATGCAAGATGAACGACTACAACCACCCAAGGGACAGCCAAGTATTGGTTCTTTACTCAGTGTCTTTGTAAAGGCAGGGAGATATGGAACTAATTGGGCTAGAATAGATTTTGCAACAAAACCAGACTTTGGAAAGATAGCAGTAGCACGTTTACCTGTTCAAGGTGAACTGATATCTAGAGTTTTTTTGGTAGTTCAGATGCCAGATATTAAGACACCACAAGATTTAGCAAAGGCTCATCCAAACTTTGTTGGTCCTCATTTTGGTTGGACGAATTCCTTAGGACATAATTTAGTAAATCAGGCTCAATTACATATTGGAGGCGTCCTCTCAGATACAATTCCTGGGCAACTCATGGAAATTATAGACGAGTTTCAGACGCCACTTGAGAAGACTGTAGAGGTAAATCGGCAAATCTTAAGAAAGGATAATGGGTTTACAGATACTTCCTTTGGTAATTCTAACACTTCCGAGCAAGTTGTAGTTAATTTACCCTTTTGGTTTTCAAGGGGAGATCCAGGATGTTTCTTACCTATAGATGCATTAAATATAGATGAGACGCGTATTACATTAGATTTCAATACTATCAATGGCCTTTACTATACTCAATCAAGAACACTAGATGTTTCAGGAAATATTGTTCAGAGTAATGCTCAGGGAGCTTCATTATGGCCAATGGCAGGTTCTTCTTTTTATAATGCTGACCCAGATGGTTCAGTAATACCTGGTCTAGAACCTGTAAGGTCTCCTGGTCAGACAGTCTCTAAGTCGACTTTATCCATGATGCCTACACAATATTCTATGAGAGATGCTTATTTGCTAGTAGAATACATTTACTTGGATAAACCAGAAGCTAATAGATTTCGTATTGCAGATATACAGGTTCCTATAGTTCAGCATTATATATTTGATCCAGTGGATACTCTGAATAATACATTTGCTAGAATACCATTAATAGTTCCTAATCCAACAAGGGATTTATTTTTCTTTTGTCAGAAATACGAGGGTCCAGGATATAATGCTCCTTTTCTTTGTACTAGAGATTTAACAGATAATATTATACAAGCCCCGTGGTGGCCAGATGCGATGGGTCTTAATGAGCGTCTTCCTACAAATCTGAAGCCAGGGTTCTCAACACGTAATTCAGAACCTATTCGGTGGTTAGCTCTAAGTTATTCTGAGACACTTACACGGTATAGTACAGAGAACGTAGCATTATTCAGATCTCTTATTCCATCTATGGAACAAAGAAAGGCACCATGGGTTAACAGGTATTTGTATAATATCCCATTGGGTCTACAGAATGGCCATACACCCTTCTCAATGCCAATGGGTGAAGCAAATTTAGATAAAGTCCAGCGTCTTAACTTAACCATGGGGTTCCACGGTAAGACAGGTACTATAACAGATGATTTAGTGAATCGATATGTAATCTATGTCTATGCTGAGACATATAATATCTTGCGTGTCTATGGTGGTCGTGCGGGTATGATGTTTGCATATTAATATATCTAATAGTAGAATGGATGAGTATGATTACGATGAACCTCAGCAAATTCCTACATTTTCAGATGGTTCTAGAACAGGGAATAGAAGTGCAAATTCAAGGGCTTCTGCTTCTCGTATCTCTGCCTCAAAATCTGCTATAGCAACTGCTTCCCGAGCATCTGCAATACTATCTGCTTCTATAAAACAGATACCAAAGAATATAACTATAACATCAAATGGTATACATCCAAATATTCATATGCCCAAAGTAAATGAATCTTCTATTAACGCTGCAAAGAAAAGATCAGAACATGTATTAAAAACAGTAAAACTACCCGAGAAAATCTTTATTATTAATCCAGAGTATAAGAATCTAGGTAATCCTCTTGAAAAAAATACTATCTTAAAAACGAGTGTAAATATAGAAGATAATATTAACCCAATAAAAGAAATACCAAGTGTTATATCAGAAATAGATAGTAATATTGTGACTATAGCTCGTTCTAGGAAAGAAGAATTACTTTCACTTATATCTATTCAACCTAATATATGTATTTCTAATAAGAAATATACTACTATATATATAACCTATGATACTCTAAATAATGAGATACCTGTTGATCAAGGCGCATTAGAAGAATTACTAACAAATATATCAAGATTAATTAATACTTCAAATAAATTAAACATCTTAGATGAATTTAATAGATATCAAAAACGTTCGCGGTTTTCTATCGAACATGAATTACATAAATCATCTATTCAAAAGGCTAGAATGAATAAGATAAGGTATTTAACTTCCGACACATAATTATTCAATTATATATATTCTACATCTATAATTTATAGGAGTAGAATAGATGAATACTGTATTTGGAGGAAATAGAGTTGGT